TCCCGAACTCGTGCGGGCCGGAAGCTACGTCGATACGTTCGGTGCGGTCACGGCCGCCTCTGACGGCACGACAATCACGAGCGGCACGACGAACGAGGGGAACTGGACCGAGGTCACGGCGGGCGACACGACCCGGCCCTACTGGTGGTGGCAAGTCGGCTGGGGGGCTGCCGACTCATCGCTCACCGCCGTGATGTACTTCATCGACGTTGGGTACGGTACGGCGGGGGCCGAGGAGATTGTCATCGCGGGACAACCTCATCTGAGTTCCGGTACGGCGGAACAGATGAACCAGCCGCAACTCCCGTCGCCCTATTACATCAACGAAGTCGCCGCCGGGAAGCGCGTCTATGTCCGAATGCAATGCAACGGGACGGCCGACTCCAGCCTCTCGACAGTCGTCTACGCAATGGGCGGATAAACATGGCTATAACAGAGCTTTACAGCGGAACCGAAGACGTCACGAATACCGAATGGTCGTTGACGGGCGATGACAACTCGCTTGCCGAGATCACGACCGACGGCGTTTATCAGGTCTTTCTCGACGTTTCGACGCTCGTCGGGGCGGACCTATTCCGTATCCGCATCTACGAGAAGTGCCGGAGCGGGGACACACAGCGCATCGTCTACGAGGCGTTCATCGGAGGCCCCCAAGCGTGTCCGATCTGGGTCAGCCCCGCGCTTATCCTGATGCACGGCTGGGACGTATCGCTCTACAAGGTGAGCGCTACGTCGCGGGTCATCCTTTGGTCGATTAGGCAGGTCGCATGAGCTGGGTATTCGAACCGTTGCTCGGCTCCGCCCAGGAGCTCGCCGAGGTCGGCTATACGCTCTCATGCGAGGGCGGAACCTACTCGCTCACCGGGGCAGCGGCGACGACAAAGAGGGATGGGAAGGTCGCGGTCGACGCCGGAAGTTATGCGCTCGCCGGCCAAGTGGCTGGGGTCTACTACGGACGGGCCATTGATGCTGACGGCGGGACGTATGCGCTTACCGGGACGGCAGCGGATGTGCGCCGAGATTCGAAGGTTGGAGCGGCGGCGGGCGAGTACACGCTCACAGGTCAGGATGCCGCGATTCTCAGGGGACTGAAAATCGCTATCGAGTCGGGCGCATACGCCACGACCGGGGCCGATATCGGGGCGCTCTATGGCCGAGCCATTGACGCAGATGCTGGGGCCTACACCGTATCGGGCCAAGTCGCGGCCCTGCTGAGGACAGCCCTGCTTGGGGCTGAGTTCGGGGCCTACGGGGTCACCGGCTCCGATGTGACCCTGACCTATGTCCCTAACGCTACGGCCTACATTCTTGATTGCGCCGGCGGAGTCTACGCCATCACCGGGGCTGACGCAGGGTTGCTCCGGGCAGCGCATATCGTTCCTGAAGCGGGGGCATACACCGTCACGGGTCAAGATGCCTCTGCGCTTCTGGGGCGACTTCTCGCAGCTGGGGCGGGTATTTATGCCGTCGCAGGTGCCGACACCACGCTACTGAGAGCGTCCAAGATCGGTGCGGAGTCGGGACTCTACGAGATGGCCGGGTCTGATGTGACGCTCACCTATGTTCCGAGCATCCCGGCCTACATCCTCTCGTGCGAGGCCGGCACCTATGCGATCACGGGCGGGACTGCGGGTCTATTGCGCGACGCCCGTCTTGACGCTGGGGCCGGCGAGTACACCGTGACAGGGCAAGCCGCCGCGGCGCTCCTCGGACGCCTTATAGCCGCTGGCGCAGGGGCCTATGAGATCACGGGACAATCGGCTACTGCGCGTATTGATAGACTTCTCAGCGCTGGACCGGGCATCTACGAACTCGCCGGCCAGGATGCGGCCCTGCGCTATTTCGTGAACAAGATCCTCGCCGCGGGGCCTGGGTCTTATGCCATCACGGGGGCAGAGCTCGGTATGCTCAAGCATATCCTGCACCCCGACACGGTCTATGTCACACCCTCCGAGTTCAAGTTCGAGGTCGAGGACGAATCACGCAAGGCCATCGCCGGGGAAACGTACACGGTCGAGGTCGAGGACAAAACGCACAAGGCCACAGTCAGGGGGAAGTATAAGGCGACGGTTGACAGGAGACGCACATGGAACTGACGGCCCAGACTATCATTCCCGTTGGCGGACAGCAGACGTTGGAACTTGTCTGGAAGGGTGACGATCTGCCTACGGGGGTCACCATCGCTTCGGCCACGAAGACTGTCACGCCAGCGACCGGGCTCACCGTCGGGAACCCCGTTCTTAATACGGCCCAGGATGGGGTGACATTCTCCGCTCTGGCCGTCACCGCTGGATCATACTCGATCCTGATCGTCGCCACGCGCTCGGACACGATGAAGAACGTAGGTCTCTACCATGTGACCGTTTCCGCCGTGACCGATCTGACCTCGGCCGCGTCGAACGCGCTCATCACCGTCGAGCAGTTATCGACATACATGGGCACTCAGGTCTCAAAGAACCTGGCCGACTTGACAATCAACGGTGTCTCCCAGGAGTTCGAGAGCGAGGTCGATTGCGACCTGTTCAACGCCACATATACCGCGTCGCCGCTCGACGGGTCGGGGAAGTTCTTCATGTACCTCCCGCATTGGCCCGTGACGGACGTCGACTCGGTTGTCGAGGACGGCGTGACGCTCACCGAGGGGACCGACTTCTTCGTCGACTACGACTACGGGATCTTGACCAAGCCGGCCGGCGGCAAGTGGACAACGGCGAGGGGCGGGGTTGTCGTGACCTACGACGCGGGATACGCCGCGGTGCCGGGCGATATCGTCCTCGCGTGTCTCAAACAATGCGCGGTCGAGTACATGCGCTCGAAGAAAAGCGAATGGGGGCAGACCTCGCGCTCGGCCGGGGACGGCTCTGTATCGCTTGTCGAACCGGGGCTCCTCAAGGACGTCCAGGCGGTGCTGGCCAGGTATCAGCGGGTGAGGATCTAGTGGATATCAAGGTCGATATCGGCGGGGCGCTCAAGAAGACGGCGGCCCTTGCCAAGACGCCGGAGGCGGCCAAGAAGCAACTTGAGCGTTGGGGCTCGCAGACGGTCCTGATGCTCATGCAGTCGGCCCGCGACATGAAGCGCTCGGGGTCGGGCCGGAAGACGGGCCAGCTCGCCCGGTCTGTCGGGATGAAAATGGATTCCGGGAAGCTGACGACGCTTATCGTCGGAACGAACGTCAAGAAGCAGACCGACGTCAAGTACGCGAAGATCCAGGACGAGGGCGGGACGATAAGACCGAAGGGCCATCCGTATCTCGCTATCCCGCTCAAGGGCATCAAGGACAGACCGAAGGACCATCCCGGAGCATTCGTCATCGAGACGAAGCGGGGGAGGGTATTCCTGGCCGAGCGGGAATGGAGCAAAGCGGGCGGCGCCGGGAAGGGCTGGCGCGGGAGCGGCTACAAGCCCGGATTGCGGCTCCTGTTCCTGCTCAAGACTGAGGTCACCCTGCCGGCAACGTACTGGTTCCGAAATCCGACCCGGCGCATGGAGTCGCTTCTGCCGGGATTCATGGATCCTCGGGTCATCCTCGATGAGGCCGCGAAAATGGCCGGGGTCGGGAGCATCAAATGAGTTTCCCCACGTCTGACCCTATCCGGCTCCGCGTCCTCGACCGCATCGGGGACGTCCTCAAGGCAATGCGCGAGGGGACGAACTACTGGCACACGGCCGGGGAAGTGCTTGACCGCTTCATCTCCTACGAGGAAGTGAAGCGCTCCCCCTGCTACATGGTCTCCCAGGACTCTGGCGGGGCGATCGAACAGGTTCAAGACCTGTTCATCGAGGACTTCTATGTCAACGTCAAGTGCTGGGTCATGGACAAGGACGACCCCCGCGAGGTGCTTGAGAAGTGCTTGCGCGACGTGAGGACGGCCATCAATGCGGACACACTGCCGACAGCGGGGGCAGGGAGTCTCGCGGCGCTCGACGCGCTTGTCTTCTTCGATGAGCCCCCCACTACGGACAACGGGTATCTCAGTCTCGAAGGATTCGCGTTCTTCGAGCAGCGGATAAAGATTCAAGTCTCTGGAACGTGGCAATAATGTCACAGGAGGTGTAATTTTGGCCACCCCAACTGTCCCCAAAAAGTCGGCGTACAACTGCGGCCTCGTCCAGGGCTCGGTCTGGGGCACCGCTGCCGCTCTCGGCGCGGGCTTCGGACTCGTCGTCCCCAACGACGGCAAGCCGGCACTCAAGCAGACCTACGGCTCGACCGACGCGATCGGCCAGCTCATGCCGCTCGACGGCGACCTGAGCGCCTATGAGCCCGTCGAGTGGGAGATCCCCTTCGACTCGAAGTGCGGATTCCAGTATTCGCCCGGCTCGCTCGGCACGGCTATCGCGGCCCTGTTCGGCGCATCGGCAGCCCCGGCGAAAGACGGTTCCACGACGGCCTATGCCCACGTCTTCACGTTCGCCGACGAGATGACGGACTTCGTGACCTTCGCTACCGAGCGTCCCGGCGCGATCTGGGAGATCCCCTCGGCGGTCCCGAAGAAGCTGACCCTCAAGATCGGCGATGGCAAGGTCCAGGGCTCGCTCGCGCTCGTCGGGAACCTGCTCAAGAACGACAGCTCCGTCAACACCTCGACGCAGATGGATGCGCTCACCCCGGAGGAGACCGCGAACTTCGTCAAGTTCCAGCACGGCGTCCTGCGCATGAACACCCAGAGCGGGGACGCGCTCGATTCTGGCGACATCCTGGAAACCTCGGACTTCACCATCGAATACGAGCGTCTTGTCGTTCCTCAGATGGTCCTGGGCGGCTCCTATGTGGCCCAGCCGCAAGAGACGGGTTTCAAGATCACGGTCAAGTTGACCCTGCCCTACGCGACGGCTGCGAACGTGGCCTACCTCGACCTGTTCAAGAACATGTCCGCGCAGAAGATGGACATCACATTCACGGGTGGGGTCGCCAACGACACGGCGCACTACAAGCTGGTGCTCGGGTTCCCCCGGCTCAAGCTCGTCGCTCCCCCGGACGTCGCGCTCGAGGACATCATCAAGAACCAGCTCGAGTTCGTGGCCGAGGAAGCTTCCGCTGCGCCGACCGGCATGACCGCCGTCCGGCCGTGGATGGAGCTCGAGAACCTGCGTTCCGCGAACTACCTGGCCTGAGGGTGATGTGGATATCAAGAGCATCAAGCCGACGGCGAAGGTGACGTATGAGCTGGACGGCAAGGACGCCTCGGTCACGTTCGAGGTGGCCTTCGTCGCGCCGGACATGTTCGGGGACTATGGGTTCGGGAAATCGGCGGACGCGAAGCCTCCTAAGTTCTCGGCCCTTGTGCGGTCGGTCCTCATGGACGCCGTGCAGGGCTGGGACTTGACCGAGGACGGGAAGGCCATCTCCTGCACCGACGCGAATAAGGCGCAGTACCTTCCCGTCATTTTCGGGCTTCTCATCAAGGACGAGCAGGCTAACCCGCTCGACCGGGTCTTGGGCCGTGCGCTCCTGACCTTTGCGATGGACTCGGATAACTTCCTAAAAAACTGAAGGACTACCTCGAGTTCTACGCCGAGTATCGGCGGTGCTTCCTTCGCCCCGAGGAGCATCAGCACGAGGTAGGAGAATCGAGGGAGCGTTGCCACAACTGCATGTTGGACGAGAGGGCCGAAAAGATGAGCCTGTTTGAGACGGCATGCTTTAACTGGTACTTGGACAACGTGACTCCGTTTTCCTCGAAGTATGGCCTGGTCATGGACGCGTTCAAGGAACTGCGATTGCGAGGGGTGCCGAGGGCGATGTTTATTCGGGGCCTGAACGCGGTCGACCGGGTCTTCGCGGGGATCAGGGCAGATAACGCGCAGGGAGAGAAATAATGGGTGACGTAAAAGTCGTCATCACCCTTGACGCCGAAGGAAAAGTCAAGGTTATTCAGGACTTTGACAAGGCCATCGAGGGGTTGGTCCCGTCGACGGAAAGGGCGCATAGCTCTTTCGGGAAACTTTGGCAGCAATTCGCAATCGGACAGATCGCGGTCTCGGCCCTGCATAAGGGCTGGAGGCTACTCAAGGACCAAGTCGTTGACTCAGTCAAGGCCGCGATGGACGCGGAGAACGCGAATCGCGCCCTTGATGCGGCGCTTGAGATCACCGGCCGGGGTGCCGCCGACATTGGCGACGACCTAAAAAAATACGCCGAATCGTTGATGAAGACCACGGTCTACGACGACGAGGCCATCAAGGGTGCCGAGACGCTTCTTGCCCAGCTCACGAATCTGGACAAGCAGGGCATTCAACAGGCGACGCGCGGCGCTATCGGGCTGGCATCGGTCTTTAAGATGGACCTGGAATCGGCCGCGACTCTTGTCGCCAAGGCGATGACGGGGAACGCTGCCGCCCTGTCCCGGTATGGCCTGAAGGTTGACGAGACCCTTCCTCCCCAGGAGAAACAGGCCGCCATGCTTGCCCTGCTTGAGAAGATGTTCGGGCGAGCGACAGCCGAGACGGAGACCTTTGGCGGGAAACTAACCCAACTCAAGGTCCGATGGGGCGAGGTCCAGGAGGCCGCCGGAGGCTTCATTACCCAACAGCGGGGCGTCATCGACATTCTGGACAAGGCATCTCAAGCCATCCTCGACTATCTCACTATGGGGCAGATGCTCGAGGACGCATCGCGGAGACAGGAGGAGCAGGAGAATCGCCGGGCCGATTGGCTCGGGAAGGCCGCAGCTGCCGCCGGCTGGCAGTATCAGCAGATGGCAAAACTGATTGAAGCCTACGGCGGCATCACTCCGAAACTGCTGGCAGACATCAATGCCGAGAAGTATGGCATCGAAATCAAGCTCCAATACCAGCGCGTGATCCGCGAGGAGCGGGAAGCGTGGATTAAACTCGAGGCGGCGAGGAAGGCAACCGAATCGGGGACCACCTCGTTCGGCGACAATACCAAGAAGAACATTGTCCTGGTTCTTTCCCAGGCGAGGATAGAACTGGATTCCTACCGTCTCGGCATGGGGAATCTCCGCTCTGAACTCCTCAAGCCGATGGTTGTATCTATCAAGATTGCGATGGAGGGGCTAGATGGAGGCGGACGGGCTGGAATAATTGGCATGATGGCTGACATGGCGAATGCTCCCAAGCAGTTCACGGGGCAATTCAAGCAATCGTTCGCGGGGTGGGCCAAGGCTGCGTCTAAGGTCATGGACACCGTCGTCGCCTACACCTCCCAAGCCTTCGGGCAGATGGACTCCATCGTTTCTCAATCTCAGCGCAACCGGGAGATAGCCATCGAGAATGAGTACAAGACGCGGCTCGCGGCTATCAATGCTAACATCAAGGACGAAGACGAAAAGCAGAAGGCCATCACGGCCCTGGAGGCCGAGTTCGAAATCAAGCGCACGTCGGCGAAGCGTGCGGCCGCAAAACAGGCAAAGGCGATCGCCATGATGGAGGCCATTGTCAACACGGCGGACGCCATCACGAAGGCGCTGGCACAGGGAGGTTTCCTGCTTGGCATCCCGTGGGCGGCTATTGTCGGCGCCCTCGGCGCTATCCAGATCGGCATGATCGCCGCGCAGCCGATCCCTCTGGCGAAGGGCGGCTACTTCGACAAGCCGACGCTCATGCCGGGGAGAGACGGCCGGACCTACCTCGGCGGCGAGGCGGGGGCCGAGATCATGAGCCCGGTCCCGGTCATGCGCCAGGTCGTCCGCGAGGAAGTGCGGACCATCGTCGAGTCGCGCGCGGGCGGGGGCCTGACCATCAACGGCGGACTCCACCTCCACGTTCCCGATACCTCTGAGGCGGGGCTACAGCAAGCAGCCGACAGGTTCCTCGGCATCCTCCACCGCAAGATGCGACTCGACACCTCATGGCAGGGGGCGTGATATGGCCGACTTCAAGCTCGGGATACTCGGCTCGGAACTCGACCTCCCCCGAAACCTCGACGGTGATGACCTGGGGCCGGACCCCGAGGATGCCGTCGAGGAAGCCGAGATGATGGACGGCACGTTCAAATACAACATCAAGCCCCACGTCCGGCAGACCTGGACGCTCGAGTTCAAGGATCTCATCCAGACCGAGTGCGACACGCTCAACACGATCGACGGCTACAAGACGACGCTCAACTACATCAACGGCTACCTCGGGATAACCGGGACAACGGTTGTCGTCGCATACTACAGCGGACCGAGGGTCATCATCTCGAGGGCGGGGCTCGCCGTTCCGCGCTTCAACGCTACTATGGTTCTGAAGGAAGTTTAGGGCATGGCTCATATCTACTGGGCGAGCCCGACCGGGGCGGCGACATGGGCCGCGTCCGAAAGCGACACCCCGCTCACGGGGACGGCGTGCTGCTCGCGCACTACGGCTGCCGCAAGCGCCGGGCCTGGCGACACCGTCTACTTCCGCGACGGGACATATACCGTCGGGAGCGCGGGCATCGCCGTCGGCCTTGACATCGACCAATCGGGGACGGCGGTCAATAAGATCACCTTCGCCGCATATGCCTCTGAAGTGCCGATATTCGAGCAGTCGGGGCTGACCTATAAATGTTATGCCATTCTATTGAACGGTGCGAGCTGGATTCGGGTCACAGGGATTCGGTTTCACAACTTCCAGCAATATGGATGCTGGGTGTATGGCGGCGGCAGTTATAACGAGATCGACCACAACTGGTTCTACCGGGACGATACCTACGACGCGGGGGACCGGGTTATCCAAATCGGGCAATTCGCCGCCCCGTGGTCGACTCACAACTGGGTCCATCACAACTACCTTCAGGGACACCACAACACCGACCCATGTTCCGAGGCCATAGACATCATCAAGGTCGGCGGGGCGCAGATGACGGGCGTTTCCGAGGACGACTACAACACCATCGAATACAACTACCTTGAGTATTCGGGCCACGCCAACATCGTCACCTACTCCAAGCATAACGTCATCCGCAATAACACGGGCCACAACGAGCCGTGGCTCACGGGCTGCACCTCGTATCAGGCGGCGACCTCGACGACCTCGCTCACGGTCGGGACGGGGAGCAAGAGTCTCACAACCCAGTCGGGGCTGGCATGGTCTGTCGGCTACCCCGTGTCCCTGCTCTACGCGAGCGACTACGGCGACGCGATGTATGGCACGGTCTCGGCCTACGATAACGGCACCGGGGCGCTCACGGTGAACGTCACTAGCTCGGCAGGTTCCGGCACTCACGCGGATTGGATACTGTCGAAGAAGAACGTCCCGTTCTACGTTGACGCCACGCTCAACGGCAAGTACGGGCACCGCTGCTCCTGCTTCGGCGACTCCGACATATCGCACGACAACTGTAATCTCATCGAGGGGAACCGCTTCGGATTCGCCGGGGTCAACCCCAACAACGGCGGGCCGTCGAACCTCGATATCGAGTCCCCCCGCAATATCGTCCGCTTCAACGATGTCTATGGCGGCATGGCGAGCGGGATGTACTTCAAGAGCGCCACGGGCGAGCCGACGATGACGGGCGGGGTCAATAACCGCGTCTATAACAACACCGTCTATCACAACGGCTACGGCTGGGACGAGGCGGTCTATGGGGCGTTGAACGTCACCTACAACGGGAACGGGATCGCCCAGCACAGCAATAGCGGCGACACGAATAACGTCATCAAGAACAACATCGTCTATGACAACGCCCACGGGGACATTTGCTGGTTAGGCACGGCGACGCCGCCGCAAGACCCGTGGACCGGGGACGTCGTAGAGAACAATCTGACGGGGACGGACCCGGTTTTCGTCGACCCGGATCTGACAAACCGGGCGAGCCAGGGGCTGCTTGCCGACGTTCACGACTACGCGGCTACGCCCGTTCCCAATCTCCACCTCCAGGCGGCGTCTCCGGCCATCAATAACGGCAGCTATCTGACGCTTGCGAACGGCGCGGGGAATAACGCCATCGCCCTCGTTGTCGACGACGCTGATTATTTTTCTGATGGCACTCGGGGCTCGTCTCTCTCGGACATCCAGGCCGATTGGATCGCCGTGGGGACGGTCCTCAATATCGTCCAGATCGACTCTATCGACTACGCGACGAACACGATAACCCTAGCGACGCCGATCACCTGGGCCGACAACGCCCCGGTGTGGCTCTACAAGAAGTCGGACGGCGTGCGGGTGCTTTACGGCACGGCCCCCGACCAGGGCGCTCACCCGTACACATTGACCGAAGACCCCGAGCCGCCGGCCCCGCCAGACCCGCCGGCCCCGGACCTGGACCATGCGAACAAGGTCCAGCTGATGCTCTACAAGTTCGAGATCTACGTTGACTCGGCGTGGGTAGACCTCTGCGCACTCGACGGCGAGAACTACTTGAAAAAGGACTCGCTCTCGTTCAAGCCCTCGGGCGCGGGCGCGACTGCGGATGTCATCTCCGGCGAGTGGTCCGCCTCGATCTACAACCCCGAGGGGATATTCCATCCGCTCAACCCGTCCTCGTCCTATGCCGATTATCTCCGCATCGGCCGCAAGGTCCGCATCTCCGTCGGCGGGCGGTTCGAGGGCGTCGATTATTACTGGCAACGGCTCATCGGCTACATGGACGAGCCCCGGTTCAGCCACAAGGAACGGACGGTGGCCATCTCGGGGTGCGACTACTCGAAGCGGCTGGCCGACTACAATCTCCGGTTCCCCGACAACTACTGGGGCGTGACTGCTACCGAGGATTCCGTCGCCTCGTTCACCGAATCGGGGGCGGAACTCTACGACCTCGGCGATGCGATGGACCCGGTGTCGGAGACGAACGCCATTGACGGCAGTTGGACCGTCGGGGCGAATACGAACTTCACGTCGGTTGCGCACGGACCGGGAAGCTGGGTCGGCCACCTGACGCTCACGTCGGACGGCTCGGGCTATATCCAGGTGCCGCTCACGTCGCTAACCGCCGACGATAGGTATCTCGTCAGGTTCCGCTATCTGCGACATGCCGGGGGAGCAGCCGGATACAAGGTGTCCCTCATCAACGGCGGGGTGACGCTCTGGTCTCAATATGTGGGCGGCAATGATACCTACATCACGGTCGAGCAGGGGATTATCGCAAAGGCGACGGGCGTCCTCACGTTCCGGTTGGACGCAACGAACGCCACGACGACCTCGTATCTCAATCTCGATTGGATTAGCGCCCATGCCTGTACGATGACCTGGAACGAGTACCAACTGCCGGCGGCGTCGAACGGCCCCTACTATGTGGAGCTCGACGGCGAGCAGATAATCCAGGGGGACCGGGACTCGCGCGGGAAGTGGGACGGTTGGCTATACGACGAGACGGGCCAGGTCTTAACATTCGACGAGGACAAGACGATCCTCGCGGGAACGGATAACCTGCTCATCTCGTATTACGTTGACCGCTCGCCCGAGGACATGGTTGCCTATGTGTTGTGGAAGGCCGGGTATTACGCCTCCCAGGCCCTCGCGCTTGCGGCGATGGACTACACGGCGACGGGTATCCTCATCGAGCGGCCCTGGTTCGACGACG